CATCGTTGACCGCCTCGCCCCGGCGAGCCGCCAGAAGCTCCAGACGCCGCTTTCCGACGCCACGACCGCCGCGCTGCGTCAGATGGGTGTGAACAAGCTGCTTCAGCCGGTAATGACAGCCGAGATGAAGGCCGAGCTAATCGCGGCTGGGTACGGCGCCGAGCGCCTCGGCGGTTTCGTTTTGTCTCCGGTCGGGCACGTCCGAGCGATGATGGAGACCGGCCAGTGAGGCTCTACCGCTGGACGAAGCGCGGCTTCCACGACGGCCGCCTCATCGAGGCCGGCGACGAGGTGCTGTGCAGCGACAAGGTCGTTCCTGGCGCGCACATGGTCGATGTCTGGGCCGAGGATGAGGCCGCGGCGCCTGCCGTGCTCGCCGCAGCGCAACCGGCCCGCGACGAGACGCTCCGTAACACGCCGAGCTTCGTCACGCAGTACGTAAAGAGTTCCGAGGCGCAGATTCGCGCCCTCGAGGAGGAAAGCCTGCGTCCGCAGCGCGCTGCCGCAGAGCCGAAACCAGACGAGCCATCCAACGTCGTCTACTTCGCGTTCGATAAGGCCGCGCCCGTGCCGGCGACGGAACCGGAGATCCCGCTTGGCCCCGAGCCAACGGGCAACCTGCTCCGCATCACCGCGCCCGACGGGACCGTCCTCGTCTGGGACGCCGGTCTCGCGCAGTACGTCGCAGAGGCGCGCCCAACCATGGAAACCGATGGGCGGTAGCCATGGCGTACGATGTGCAGCCGCAGGACCTGATCACCATCGTGCCGGTTTCAGCGGCTGGCGAGCCTTCCGCGACCACAGTGCAGGCGACGGCCGGCAAGCTCGCCGGTACGCTCGCCTTCGCCGAAATCACCGTCAACGGGAACACCGCTTCGCTGACGATGACCACGGCGAGCGCGTATTACCAATGGACGGCCGGCTGGACGCAGGACCAGGCGCCGGTCAACGCGGTGACGAGCCTCGCCACGGGTTCCGTTCTCGTCAACATCGCCGGCACCTTCGTGACGCTGTGCATGGTGAATTGGTCCTGCAACAACACCGACGGCATCCGGTTCGGCATCTTCAAGAACAACAGCCCCATCCCGGACCACATCGTGGCCACGGATGTCCTGACGGCCAACAAGGCCGTCTCCAGCACGATCGTGGGCATAGATGGCGCCGTTGTCGGCGACAGGTACGACCTCCGCGTCGAGGACACCACGCAGGGCGGGAGCCAGGTCACGGTCTACAACGCCAACTTCTCCATCTTCGCGCTCACGGGGGCCTCATGATGGCGCTGCGGACAGATACCGGCAGCGGTCCAGCGCCCGCGCAGGGCTGAAAGCGATGGCGTTTCAATGGCTTGTGCGCTATAATGACGCTCACATTCATCTCGGAGCGTCCGACCATGGCGAGGCCATTCGTCGTTCTCGTTGACGGCAAGCGCGCCTGCTCGCGCTGCGGTGTCTGGAGATCGTTGACAGAATTTTCGCCGGCCAAGGACGGCGCGCTCGGGCACTCGTCGCGGTGCAAGGCATGCGTAGCCGAGTGCATGCGCATGTGGCGCGCTGGGCAGCCTCGAATAAGCCGAGCAAAGCCGGAGAACGTAGCAAAAAGGGCCGCCGCCCACGCGCTCTTTCGCACAGGACGGCGGGTCTGCACCGTATGTCGTGTCGAGAAGGCCTTGTCAGATTTCCCTCGCCTGACCGAGTCTCCGACTGGCTACGCCTATCGCTGCAAGGATTGCAACAGAGAGGCGATGACACGCTGGCGCGATAAGGGCGACAACCGCGCCTTGGCGAGCAAGCGCTCGGTTGATTCAGCGCGTAAGCGCAGGTACGGCATGAGCGTGCACGAAATCGCGGCGTGGCTCGCCGAACAAGGGGGCTGCTGCGCGATTTGCCAGCAGCCGCTTTCGGTCGCTACTCGCCAGTGTCACGTTGACCACGACCACATGACTGGTGCGAACAGAGGAATTCTGTGCAGCGGCTGCAACACGGGAATCGGACTTCTTCGCGATGACGCCGAGTTGCTGCGTGCTGCGGCAGCGTATCTCGACCGCGCTAAGCGAAAGGAGAATGCTGCGTGACTCCAACGGACGTAATAAACGTCGCGCTCGCGGAACAAGGCAGTCGCGTTTTCGTGAATAGCCTGACGAATGACACGAGCGCGCAGGCCATCATTGCCCGCACGTTCTACTTGCCAAAAACCCAAGCGCTTTTGAGGGCGGCTAATTGGGACTTCGCACGAGCGCAGATCACGCTCACCGTCTGGAAAGAGGCCATCACCAACGGCGTCGCCAGCAGCAATCCGCCGCCACAGCCTTGGCTCTTCAGTTATTTGTATCCACCAGATTGTCTGAAGGCCCGCTTCGTGCTGCCGACCATCCCTGTGGCACCGCCAGGCACTCCGCTGACGACCACGCCGACGAACATCGCTCGCGTGCCCCCGGTGCCGACTGGCATTCCGTTCATTCCGGGGACGGACGTAGATGCAAACAATAATCCGATTCGCGTGCTGCTGTGCAACCTACCGAATGCTCAGCTCGTCTATACCCGCGACCTTTCGATGATTCCAGATACCTGGGACAAACTGTTCCTCGACGCCGAGACCGCCTACCTGGCTGCCTATTTCATCAACGCGCTGGCCAGAAACCAGGCCCAATACAACGCCCAAGTCGCCACCTGCTCCTCCATCCTCGACCAAGCCCGCGTCGCCAACGGGGCGGAAGGGATTCCGTCGATCGACCACTCGCCGGACTGGCTGCGCGCGCGCTTCACGAGCGGATACAACAACGCCTGGAATGCCGGGCCGGTGGGCCAATATGGCGGCTACGGCGGCTGGGACAGCGTCACGTATCCCTGCGGTCTGCGGTACTGATGAAAGATTCACTCCGGCCCAGCGAACAGCGGCGTGTCATCCCCGCGAACGTGGGCGACCCGGCGGCGGCAATCCGCGACGGCCTCGGCCTCGCGCTCGATGAGCGTGCAGTCGAATCCCTCCGCGAGCGCGGCCATGCCAGTGGTGCCGCTGCCAGCAAATGGGTCCAGGACGCGGCCGCCGGGCGGCGTGATGAGACGGACGAGGTAGCGCATCAGGTCCACGGGCTTGACGGTGGGATGCTTCGAGCCGAGGCGGTCCTGCTTGTCGGCCTTGGCAGTATAGAAGAACCGCGCTGCGGAGCCGGCGCCCTCGTATCCGATTGTCTCGCCGTGCTTGTTGGTGATTGTGCCCCAGCCGTCGTATTGCTCGTTCCGCGAGTTCACAGCGTGCGGCTGGCAACCGTCGCTCTCGGGGAACAGCGCCAGCACTTCATCGCTGCCATCGTGGATGAGGTTGGCGGGCCAGCGGCCATCTGGGCGCACCACTTGCGGCTCGTCGGCGGCGAGCTTCGACAGGCCCCACGTCTGGCCGTTGGTATCGTCAATGCGCTGGCCACGCTGCATCGTCCTGAGCTGCGACGCGTCGGCGTCGGCGTCGATTGGCACGCGGCACCCGTCAACATTCAACGCCCCGCATCCGTGCGCCAGCACGTTCGCCGCGACTGTGCCGACGAGCGGCTTGCGCGCCACGCAGATAATCTCGGTCGCCGGCTTGAGCGCAGTGCCGAAGGCGCCCCACGGCTCCGACTCCGGAGTCACATGGCAGATGTGGTCCTCGGGCTGCCGCTCATCTGGCGGCGGCAAACCGCGACCAAAATGCCGGCCCGGCATCTGGCATGTGCATTTCGCAATCGACCGTTCGACATCATGCGATTTCGGGAAGCCCGAGCCGTAGTGCCACATGATCGCGTCACGTATCTCGAACCCGGCGTCCTCGATGGCGCAGGCGAGCCGGTGATAGGTGCGCGTGCCGCCGAAGGCGAGCATGTGGGCGCCGGGCTTGAGGACGCGCAGACCTTCGCGTGCCCACGCCTCGTTGAACGCCTGGAAATTCTGCATCTGGCGCTGTCGCCCGTAGTTGCGGTCGGGAGCCGCGCCCTTCACGCGCCAATCAGGTTCGGCACAAGCACACTTCCGCTTGCCCCTCGCTCGGCCGCCGCAGGTGGCGCATGTCGGGTTTGCGCCACCGAACTCATCGTTGCTGCCAGTGAAGGACGGCCAGGGCGTCTCGCGCTCACCGATGCCCGGTTTGGAGAAGCCAGCGCCTGTCTGCCAGTTCGCGGTCGAGTGGACGGCAAACGGCGCCTGTCGGCCGCCGGTTCCAGGCACGGCGCGCGGCGCGTCAGAGAACGAATCCCAAGCCCGGCCCATAAACTCCAAGCCGTAGGGAGGGTCGGTCACGATGGCGTGGAAGCTGTCCGCCGGCAGCGTCGGCAGGATGGCGAGGCAATCGCCGTGGATGATTTCGATAGCGGCCATGCGGCGATTTATGCCGGAAGCGCGACGATGAGGCAAGCGGCGTGAGCCTCCCCACTCTCCGCTCTGCGCTGAATGCCGGCGAGCTCTCGCCCCAGCTCTACGGGCGCACGGACCTTGCCAAGTACGCTCATGGTTGTTCCACGCTGCGAAATTTTTTCGCGTCATATCGCGGCGGCGCCCTGTCTCGCGCAGGAACACTCTACGTCGGCCAGTGTAAGCAGGGCAATAAAGGCGCGGCCTTGACTGTTGCGCCGCCGCGCGACATCAGTTTCAACTTCAGTGTTACTCAGGGCATCGTCATCGAGGCCGGCGACAACTATTTCCGCTTCGTCATCAACGGCGGCTATGTCACCGAGAGCGCTTCGACCATCACCAACGTGACGTCGGCCAGCCCGTCGGTGGTGACCGACGTTGCCCACGGCTACGTGAATGGCGACGAGGTGTTCCTTCAGGGCATCGGCGGGATTCCGCAGCTCAACAACCGCTCCTTCGAGGTGTCGAACACGACGACGAACACGTTCACCCTCGTTGACGTGCTCGACGGGACGACGGTGAGCACGCTCGGTCAAGGCCCATACACCTCGGGCGGGACAGCCGAGCGCATCTACACGCTCGCCACGCCCTACGCGGCTGCGGACCTTCCCGACCTGAAGTGGGCTCAGTCTGCGGACGTAATGTCCCTGACGTGCGTTAACCAGGCGACGCAGGCCGAATACCCGCCGATGGACCTCGCCCGCATCACGGACTCGAACTGGACGCTGACGACGACTTCGTTCGTGGCCTCCATCGGGCCGCCGGCCTCCATCAGCTACGTGGTGAACACGTCGGCGGGGACGCCGAGTTTCTACTACTCCTTCTGCGGCACGGCGATTGATGCCTCGACGGGGGAGGAAAGCATTGCCTCCCCGGTGGCCATCGCGGCGTCGGTGGACATCTCGACGCAGGCCGGCACCATCACGGTGAACCTCGCCACGGTGGCGAATGCCGGTTCCTACAACTTCTATGGTGGGCCGGCGACCTACGGTGCGCCGCCGTCGGCCGGCATCCTGTTCGGTTACATCGGGACCGCCTTCGGGCCTTCCTTCGCCGACACCAACGTGACGCCGGACTTCTCGACGGGACCGCCGCTGCACAGCAACCCATTCGCCACGTCCTCGGTGACGGCGGTGGCGGTGACCTCAACGGGCAATGCGAGCTACAGCATCACGGCGACGACAGCAACAGTGACAAGCCCCATCGGCCAGAATGCCGCCCTCACGCCCGTTGTGATCGGCGTCGGGGGCGCGCTGTTCGGTGAGATTGCGTGGATTGTCGTTGACACCGCAGGCGCCGGCTACACGGGCGGCGAGGCCGTCGTCATCAGCGACGGGACCGGCTCGGGAAGCGGGGCCTCGGCGACGACCAGCATTGGGCCGGCGACGGGCACGTTCCCGTCCGTCGTCTCCTATTTCCAGCAGCGGCGCGTCTATGCCGCCACGCTGAACAACCCCGAAACCTACTACATGAGCCAGCCGGGCGCGTTCACGAACATGGACGTGTCGGACCCCGTGGTGGATTCCGACGCCATCATCGGCACGCCCTGGAGCCAGCAGGTCAACGGCGTGTTGTGGATGCTGAACATGCCGGGCGGCCTCGTCATCTTCACTGGCCTCGGCGCGTGGCAGGTGTCCGGCGCCGGCTCCGGGTTGGCGACCTCTGCTGCGATTACCCCGGCCGACCAGGTGGCGAACCCGCAGGCGTACAACGGCTGCTCGCCGACGGTGCCCCCGATTCCCATCAACTACGACATCATCTACGTCCAGGAAAAGGGCAGCATCGTCAGAGACTTGAGCTACAACTTCTTCGTCAACATCTACACCGGCACGGACATGACGGTGCTGTCGAACCATCTGTTCGACGGCTTCACCATCGTGCAGTGGGGCTGGGCGGAGGAGCCGAACAAGCTCATCTGGGCTGTCAGAAACGACGGCACCCTGCTCTGCCTGACGTACCTCAAGGAACAGGACGTTTATGCCTGGACGCGCCATGACACCAACGGGTTGTTCCAGTCCGTTGCCGTGGTGTCCGAGCCGCCGGTGAACGCCCCTTACTTCATCGTCCAGCGGCTCATCCAGAACAACGGCAACCCGGTGTGGGCTTACTTCCAGGAGCGCATGGACAACCGCCTTTGGCTCGACCAGGAGGACGCATGGTGCGTGGACGCCGGGCTGTCGCTGCCGCAGAACTCGCCGAATGCCACGCTCACGGTGTCCTCGGCTTCCGGCGTTCTCACGCTTCAGTTGGGCGGCCAGCCTGGGCATGTGCTTTACGGAGGATCCAACTACTCGGCCGGAACCTACGCGGAAGTGCTGGACACCAGCGGCACTGGCTCCGGGTGCATCGCGGCCGTGACCGTGAGCGGCGGAATCGTCACCACGGCGGCCATCGGGGGGAACATCAACGGCTACTCGACCCCGGCGTTCAACATCATCGACCCGACGGGGGCGGGCGGGAACGCCGCGGTGGAAATCTACTCGGTGCCGTTGACGACAGTGACCGCCTCCGCGCCCGTCTTCGCCAACGCCCCAGGCCAGGGCGAACCGGGCGATGTCATCCGCATGAACGGCCGGACGATGACCGTGCAGCAGTTCGTGAACTCGACCACCCTCATCGCCGAGGTGACGCGCGACGCCGCGCCGTCCATCCCGAACGACCCGCTGAACACCGCCGTGCCCGTAGGAGCTGGCGGCTGGACCATCACTGCCCCGGTGCTGACGGTCTATGGCCTCAATCACCTCGAGGGAAATCAGGTCTCCATCCTTGCTGATGGCGTAGTGGTAGCGCCGCAGAAGGTGGTGAACGGCACTGTGAGTCTGCCGCAGCCAGCCTCGCAGGTTGTCGTCGGCCTCGGCTTCACCTGCCAGCTCCAGACGCTCTATCTCGACATCCCAGGCCCGGCGACCGTCCAGGGGCGCCGCAAGCTCATCGACAGCGCCGTGGTGCGGCTGGCCGGCAGCGGCTTCCCGTTCGAGATTGGCGCCAACCAGCCAGATGCCGCGACGCAGCCGGGCCAAGTGAACGTGCCCTGGACCAACCTCTCCGGCCTCCAGCAGCCGCCGAACAGCCTCAGCCCGCAGCAACCCTTCGAACTTTTTAGCGGAGACGTTTTTAGTGATGTCGTTGATGCCTGGAATCAGCCGGGTGGTCAGATCGCCGTCCAACAGACCGCCCCTATCCCCTTGAACTTGCTTTCGATTGTGACCTCGATTAGGCTCGGGGACGACGTTGACAGCGAGTAACAGAATGGCGACTCCGCGAATTAGCCGACCGCGCACGGAAGCTCAGAAAGCGCGCCGCCGCGAGCTTTATCATGAGCCTGGGAACAAGCGCCGCGAGTCAAACGCCCGCTGGGCGCGCGAGCGTCCCGAGAGGACGCGGGAGTACAGCAAGCGAAGCCGCGAGAAGAATGCAGATGCGATTCGAGAGAGGAATCGAAAGTGGGCGGCCCAGCACAAGGAAGAGCGAGCAGAGTACGCGCGCGCCCGGAACGCATCACCAGAAGGAAAGGCTAAGCGGGAGGCGTACGAGGCCAAGAAGCTGGCCGAGGATCCAGATTTTTTCAAGCGCATCTGCAACCGCAGCTACAGCCGTCACTGGGGCAGGAATATCCTACGCGCTGTCCAGAAGCGCTCGCGGAAGGCCGGAATAGACTGTGACCTCACCGAAGCGTGGATGAACGAACGTCTTGCGCGTGGGACCTGTGAAATGTCTGGCCTCGAATTCCGCCGAGAAGGCCGGTGGTCGCCGTTCTCTCCCTCAATCGACCGCATCAATCCCGGCGGTCCGTACACGCAGAGCAACTGCCGCCTGGTCATTTGGATTCTGAACAGAGCGCTCGCGAACTACGGGGACGACCTCGTCCTCGATGTGTTCCGGCGCGTCCTCGACAGGAGAGACAGGCAAGGGGCTGCGGTCTTGAAACTGGCAGCCGATTGATGGCTTCCTACGCCATCCGCCCCACGCTCGCCTGCGACATCTCGGCCCTCGCCGACCGCCTCCGTGTCGGCGACGCTGCGGAGATAGAGGCGGCTGGCATCAGCCCACGGCGGGCGCTGTGGCGCTCCTGGCGGAACTCGGTGCTGGCCAGCACGATGGTGGTGGATGGCGAGATCGCGGCGGTCGGCGGCGTTGGCGGCTGCCCGCTCGGCCGCGTCGGCGAGCTTTGGCTGCTCACCGCTCCACCGATTGAGCGGGCGAAGATCGCCTTCCTGGCCGAGGCCCGCAGCGCGGTGCGGGTGATGCTGACGATCTTCCCCGAACTTCGCGGCCGCGTCTCGGCAGACTACCACAAGGCCGTCCGCCTCCTGGAGGTGCTCGGCTTCACGGTTGGCGAACCATTTGCATTCGGTCCGAGTCGCACGTTATTCCGGGAATATCGAATGGTAAGGCACTGATGGCGCCGTTCATGATATTCGCCCTGCCGCGTTCCCGGACGGCTTGGCTGTCGGCCTTCCTGACGTACGGCGGCTGGCAGTGCCACCACGAGACGGCCATTCGGGCACGCTCCATCGAGCAGATGGCGTGGTTCCTGCGGCTGCCGCGGACCGGCGTGGCGGAAACCGCGTGCGCGCTGGGCTGGCGGCTGTTCGGCTACCACGTCCCTGAGCTGCAGCGCGTGGTGGTTCGCCGGCCCGTGGACGACGTCGTGGCTTCGATGATGCGCGCCGACCTCCGTGGCGTGGCGACGTACGATGAACCGACGCTGCGAGCGCTGATGCAGCGCCAGCGCCGCGCGCTGGACGAACTCGCCGTGCAGCCGGGCGTGCTCGTGGTGGACTACGCCGTCCTCGACCGCAGGGATGCCTGCGCCGCCGTTTTTGAGCACTGCTTGCCGCTCAAGCTGCCGAAGGACCGCTGGGAGAACATGCGGCAGCGCAATGTCCAGAAGGACATCACATCGTTCATCCTTTACTATCAGCGGCATAAGGAGGCTGTTGACCGCTTCAAGGCGGCGGCGAAGGCCGAACTCTGGCGCCTTGCGCGTGCCGGATTGATTGGCAGGGAGGCGGCCGTTGGCCACAGCTAGCATTCCCGCTGCTCTTGCCGCAGCGTCGGCCGCCGGCTCCGGTATTGGCGCGACCAGCATTCTCGCTGACGTCGGAATGGCAGCCTCCGCGCTTGGCGGCGTCACCGGCGCCATCGGCGCTGAACGCTCCGCAGCAGCCACTGGCGCGATGGCCAGCTACCAAGCCCAGGTGGCGGCCCAGAACGCTACGCTCGCGAGCCAGAACGCGGCTCTTGCGGGAGCCGCTGGGGAAGCGCAAGTCGAGCAAGCTGGCTTGAAGACGAAAGGGCAAGTCGGTGCCATCAAGGCCGCCCAGGCGGCCAGCAACATCGACGTGAACACCGGGTCGGCCCTCGATGTGCGTTCCAGCGCTGCCGAGCTGGGTGAACTCAACGCGCTGACTATCCGAAGCAACGCGGCAAAAACCGCCTACGGCTACCAGACGCAGCAGCTTCAGTTCACCGGGCAGCAGCAGGCGTACGAGGCCGAGGCGGCACAGGCGCCGACGACCGGCGCACTTGGTGCTGCGGCATCGCTCTTGAGTGGTGCGGCCGGCGTCAGCTCTCAGTACGCCCAATGGCAACGTGTTAACGGCGGTCCGGCGCAGGACTTCTCCGGCGCTGGAATCATGGGCGCACCGTAAGTGGCTCGGCCGCCGTACACGCCCGTCCCGGACGTTGCCCCGACTACCCAGGGGACGCCCTACATCTCGGAGAACGTCACTCCGGCGATGTTCGGTGGCGGCATTGGCGCCGCAGAGGAGAAGCTCGGAGGCGCGGAGGAGCAAGCCGGCGGGAAACTGGCGCAAGTCGCCGTGCAGATGCAGGACGACATCAACACCCGCAACCTGCAGAGCGTGCTGTTCAACCAAGTCGGGCCCGCCATCGACAAGAAGTACGCTGCCTACCTGTCGCTGAAGGGCCAAGCCGCCCACGAGGGATACGACCCGTTCATCAAGGACGTGCAGGACACCATCGACGCGGGCGCGAAACAAATCGGCGGCGGCATCGCGACGCAGAACGCCTACATGCAGAACGCCCGCTTCCTGCGGCAGCGTATCGAGACGAGCGCCAGCGTTCATGCGGCGACCGAACTCGACCGCTCATATATTGAGACCAACACTGCGGCGAACAAGAACATCACCGACCAATCCGTATTCATGCAGAATGACGGCGTGCTTCTCGCTAAGAACGCTCTACAGGTGCGTGCCCACGCCGAGATGAACGCGCTCCGGTTGAACAAGACAACCGAGGAGGCCCAGGCTGATGTCTCTGCCGAGCTCGGCAAATATTGGTCACAGATCATCCAAGCGAAAATGCTGGCACCGGAAGCGCAAGGCGGGGGCGCGCAGGCCGCTCTGACGCTCTACAATAGCGTTCGCGGCCAGCTCGACGCCAATTCGGCGGACGCCATCGCGCGAATGCTGCATCCCGCAGTGAAGGATGCCGAGGGCGATGCCGCCCTCGGCCAATCCATGCGGGGCCTCGGCTACACAGAGGGCGGCACGACCTGGACCGGCCCTCCGGTGTCCGCCGACCAGATGGACAAGGC